TCAAAAAGTTGTCGCTTTCTCAAATTCCGCTGCTGCCCGCCTCTCTCCCTGATAGCAAAGGTCCACCAGCTTCTCGTAGAACGGCTTCCAGTTGCGCGACCAGGACGACTGATGCAGGTCCGGTAGGTGCTTCAGAATAGCGCGATGCACGGTAGCAGAAGAGATGGAGGCGAATCCCTGCCCTGAGCAACGTTCGCAGGTTTTGAAAACCGGCACCCCGCGCTCTTTAGTTGCCTTGCGGTCGAGCACCTCCCCTTTTCCCCCGCAGCGGCAGCGGGCGGACAGTACGCCTTTACCATTGCAGGCCGTACAGGTACGTCTCACCAGTTCCCGCCGTACCTTTGGCGCGACAACTTCCACCCCTTCCGCATCGTAAATGCCAGGGTGCTTCACTACATCCTCCATGCGCTCAGTTAACCCGGTGCCCCCGCAGGTATTGCAGGTACCTGTGCTGGCCGCCGAACGTGAATACTCCGCAAAGGCGAATTGCGCCAGGATCAGCATGCAGCGCCCCAACTCTGAACCCGCCACCTTGCGAATGTTTTTTGGTGCATTTTCAATCGCATGACGCGCCAGCGCCTGGACCGCCAGTTGTTCGTCTGTTTTGCTGATCCCTGCCTTGCCGAAAAATGCCGCCAGGCCAAACCGCGACCGGCTGCTGGTGGTCCCGATCGCCGTCATAACATCGGTGCCGGTCAGTCGATCCGGCGAGGTGCCTTTGACGCTGTCGCTGATATGCATACCCTGCGGACTGAAGTGTTTGAGCGACGCTTCGAGTTTCATTGAATGGTGTCCCCTTTTTCCGCCGTACCAAACCAGCCAGGGTGCGCCCACTGGACTTCCGTTATTTTCTCGCCTTTCCCCCACAGCGTCAGGGCACGCATAGCGACGTAGTGCATAAAGATCTTTTCATGTTCCCGCCATTCATCTTCCAGGGTGTTTTCAACAAACTCAGCGATGGCATCAGCAATAAGGCCGAAACATTCCATAGAATCGCTGTTGCTCACCGCGATTTCTTTCGCGTTATCCTGGAGTTCCATAAAGCGCTGTTTAGTGAATAGGTACGACATTTCACGAATAAGACGATCCATTTTTAAATCCTCGTTACGTTGTTCGCTTCCCACTCCAGATCGATTTCGCTCTGAAGCTTCCCGGCCAGGTAGTTAAATGGTTTTTTATCGCCTTCCAGAAACTGGTGCGATCGCCCGTCAAAATTGGCGCCGATATCACCAATCCAGCCCTCTCCCTCTCGTTGTTTGAGCAGGCGAATCATCGACGCTGGCAGGTTTGTCGCTGCCTGTTCGTCTTTGTCCAGGCTCTCATACCCCATCCTCTCAGCCTTTCTTGTCGCCAGCTCTCGGGGGATGTTTCGCCACACGGCCATAACGTTGTCAGGCATATCGGTAAGCGCGCCGGTGCCTTTCACATCCATTTTCCCGGTCGGTGCGGACTCGTTTGTTTTGCGCGCGTGTGTAACAAGGAGAACGTGGCAGTTATGCTCGTTTTTGAAATCACAGAGTGTGTCGATGAAGTCTTTCTGCCCTGTGTAATCCTCTTCATCCAGACCACATTTCGCGAGATTATCGATTACGAACAGCTCGATGCCATAGCGGCGGCGGGCATATGCGAATATTTCAAGGAGGCGACCAGCCTTAGCCGTGCCAGTGAGCTTGAATACCCACAGGCGATCAGAAAACCAGTCGTTGGTCATAATGATTTCTTCGCGCTTTGGCGATGCAGTGCAAATTGCCTGCCTGGTGAGACGGGCAAGCATTTTCCCGGGCTTAAGCTCGAGCGATGCAATGCACGTTCTGACCCCTTGGCTCATTGCATCAATTGCAATGTGGCCGACCAGCTCAGTTTTTCCGTGACCATTCACACCATTGACCAGCGTCAGCTCTCCGGCGCGGAAGTTGAAATTACTGTTCAGTGATGCCCAAGGGCTGGTGAATAATCCTGAATCGCGATGCTCGAATGCCTCGATAGTTTCCTGCAAAAGATCGCCAGCAGAGCACAATTCGTCAGGGTCAAAGTACTTTGCCCGCTCCATGTATTCCAGGACCGCTTCGGAGTCCATGTCGGCCATCAGGCATTCGTTGATGTCCTTATGTGGAAGTTCAACGAGTCGGCAGCGATGCTCGCCCAGGCGGCGGGCAATTTCTTTAGCTGCTTCGCGCCCAACATCATCGTTGTCAAGACTGAGCCAGATTTCTTCGAAGCGATCCAGGTTGTGATATTCGTATTCGATCCACTGCTGCTTAGCACCTTTTCCACCACCGAACGGCACGGAAAGAGCTGGATAACCAAGCTGGGCATAGCTCATACAGTCGATCTCGCCCTCGCAAAGAACGACCAGTCGTGTCGTTTTGTCCAAGGCCTGCCAGCCGAACAGGCATGGCTCACAGTCGGCCTCAGCCATGATCAGCTTTTTGCCGCCAGGGCGCTCGGTGCCGATGCGCTTGACCTGCAGTAACTCGCCATTGCGGATGTAGGGGTATGCCACCGCCGGAACCTCACGGTTCTCATCGTGGAACCAGACGACTGCATCAGACACACGAAACTGATCGGCCGTCTCGCGAGTGATGCCGCGTGTCGCCAGGTATGCGTAACAGTCACTTGCCCTTTTAACGCCCTTTTTCGTCGGTCTGGAGAACGTTTTCTTCTTCGCTTCGAAGTGGTGATTGTCGTCTTTCAGACCAAGAAACTCTTTTGCTTCGCGCATGGCGTCATGCAACTGGCAGTTGCGCACCAATACCCACAGATCCAGGAGGTCTCCGCTATCGCCACTGGCGAAATCAGCCCAGGTCTTTTTACCCCCGATATTAACCTTGAGGCTTTTTCCGGCATCGCCGCTTGTGTTGCCAGCGCACCACTCCTTGCCTTCAAGGTGACCTTTCGGCAGAAGGAACTTAGCCACGCGATCCGCGTTGTCCCAAAGTTTGTCGGATATCTCAGCAGGGGTCATCACACACTCCGTAAGTCAAATTTAACAAAACACCAGACCACGAATCCCTCACGCAGCACGCCGTGGTTATATCCGGTAATCAGCACGCGCTTCAGGGCGGTCTTCATTGGCGGCGATCTCCGCGCTTCATGCGCTCAATGGCGGACTGATTGATAAACACCTCAGCGGAACCGTCATTCGATTTGGTGTACCAGCTGCTGGCAGGTGCAGAGCCATCAGTCGGAGATGCTTGCCCCGAAGGGGGCATAGTCGGCTTTTCATCGTTCCACCGCTCACCGTTCAGATACGAGGTGGGAAGGAGCTTATCGATCCCCATCTGCTTGGCCTGTACTCTCAGCCGAATATCGGCGGCCAGCATCCCGGCAAACTCCGCAGGGGTTCCTCGGGTCGTTTTTTTCCAGTCGCGGAATTTGGTCCGGAATGCCGTTCTGGCTTTGACCTTCGCGTCTTTGCGCAGACCTGCTCCCCAGAAAATATTCTCAAACGCCAGATCCACAGGGTCGCCCTCACCCGGCGCTGAAAATTCTTCCCCTGCAGGATCTGGCGAAGCTGATTCGGCTTTGGCTGTCCGATTCGAATCGGACAATGCTTTTTGTTCTTGATCCTTCTCTTGCTCCTGCTCTTGCTCTTGGCTTGGAAGCCCCTTAGAAGCCCCTTCCGGTTCGGATGGTTTTTCTTCAACTTTTCCCCGGCAAACTGCCATGTGGTAATGCCCTCGATATTTATCGTAAAAGGCTGACAGGAAAGGATTTTCAGGTTGTGCGTTGTATTCGTTTTGGACGCCAGGGCAACGCTTATCCTTTGGGTTAAGCTCGGTTCCGATTTGGTGCGCAGCCATTTCAGGCACCCAAACCATCTCGGATGCCTCGTCGTAATGGCAAAAACCAGCATCAATGGAACTTTGAAGCCCCTTCGATGCCCCTTCGATGCCCAATCCGGTTTCGTGCGCAATAAACATCAGGGGCATGTAATAAAGCCCGATCATATTGGCGTGGGGGTTTGTCAGGAGGTACAGCGAAACCAGCTGTGCTTCGCAGCCAGCCTGACGCAACGCCTTTCCTGTCTTACCGATCCAGAATTGAGGGGAAACTTTTCCGTAGTCACGCATCGGTGTGCTCCTGAACCCTCGTGAAATACTGTTGAAACTTCCAGACCGGCTGCATACATTCATGCGGATAGCCCTGCCTGGTGAAATAAACCTGCTGCTTTTCCCGGCTCCAGCCGATGACGTGCACAAGCACCCCGCGCGGATCGCGATACTCACGGTTGAGAAGTTCTACACGATCCTCTGAGGCACATTGCTGTGACATGTCACGCCTCTGGGGCTGGGTTATGATCAGGAAAATTGGGATGTGAATAGGGTATATCCGCATTCAGATGGCATAAGATCGCCACGTCCTCAGGTACTCCTCTGTTTTTCCATTTACCTACAGCTTGGCCGCTTCGGGCCTTACCTCTTTTAGGGAAATGCCTGCCAATACTGACGTTTGTCTTAAACTTCGATTTTAAAATCTCATAAAGATCCATAGCTGAAACCTTGCGCGAAACTATTGTATCAATCGACTGTAGCAAATAGAATCCAAAGTATCAAAAAAAATTGCTACTTTAGTTTCATTACGAATGGAGGAATGCGATGAACACACTGGCAGAACGATTGAATAGCGCTCGAATAGCTGCTGGTCTTACGCAAGAAGCTCTTGCTAAAAAATCAGGAGTGACAAGAGTTGCGATAAGTAAGGCAGAACAAGGGCTTACAAAAAGTTTTAACGGTAATACTCTTTTCAAAATCGCAACCGCTCTTGATTGTGATCCCCAATGGCTTCAGTCAGGAAAAGGAGAAGAAAAAGCGTGGCATGCAAACGTAAAGGCCAGTACCCAGCCAGAGATCCGATACAGCTACCCCCTCCTGAACTGGGTTCAGGCAGGACAATTTGCACAAAGCGGTGATAATTACAGCATGTATGATCACGATAACTGGAGGGAATCGGTTAAGTACGCCGGCGAGCGAGGCTTTTGGCTGGAAGTTCATGGGGATTCAATGACGTCACCTACTGGAATCACTTTTCCAGAAGGGATGTCTATTTTGGTAAATCCTGAAGCTGATCCCTACTCAGGGTGTTATGTTATCGCACGCAAAAAGTCTTCTGATGAAGTCACCTTCAAGAAATATATATATGATATTGGTAGAGAATTTTTGAAACCTCTCAACCCTCAATATCCAATCATAGAGATGAACGGTGATTGCGAGATAGTCGGCGTAATTGTTGATGCGCGATGGGATATTTTTTAGTTTAATTTTCAATATGATGCCGGGGTTCCGGCATTTTTTTCAGCCCAAAACGAAATAAAAGTATCAAAAAAACTTGCCCCGGAATGATACTTTGGTTACGCTTGTTTCGTGCAATGATAACAAGCGAGGATAACCAAATGGAAATCAAAACCGAAACAATACTCGACTGTCTTGATAAGTTAAAAAAACTTAACGACCTGTTAACGGTTATCAGCCAGTCTATAACTGATAAAAAAAGTATCCCTGAAGAAATTGAAACCTGCGTATGTATTGCCTGGGATTTAGGCAACTCTGTTTTTAATAAAATTAATAGTGGTATTGAAGTCCATCAGGAGTCCTAACCATGGAAACCTTCAAAGGTCTTTCCCTGCAACCAGCAGACGCTTTCCAAAATATCGCGACGATGATTGGTGCCAGGATGCTTATTTCAGTTACAGACAGCGAAGACTCCTCCGACCTTAGCGACTGTATTTTTTGTTTAGCTACACGGTATGCGGAAGCGGCCCGCCAATTCGCTCTGGAGAATCAGAAATGAAAACTCCCATTAACATGCTTGAAGATATTTCGGGACAACTGACTGAAAACATATCATTGCTGGAGTTTATTGTCCGTGAATCTCCAGATATGCACGAAACAGATAATGCTCTGGCTTGTCTTATTCGCTCCATGCTTAAAACCATGGAACAGGCCCAGGAATATATCGATGCATATAATCCACCACAAACGGATAAGATGGAGGTTAAAAAATGAAAGCTCCTATCAACAGCCCTGAATTAAATGAAGCCTATACAGTTATAAAAAGCATCAAAGCGATACTGACAAAAATGTCCGACGAACTTGACGCTGAAGAAAGCGATAACGCACTTGCATTATATGGGTTAATTACACTTTCTGACCATGCAATCAAAAATCAGGAAGCGGCAATAAGAAATCTTTCAAATATAAAGTAAAAAACACCATCAATTAATTTACACCTTAATCGGTGGGGCATCCCTCACTCTGAGGAAACGCATATGAATATTGTCGTAAAAAGTGAAATCGTAAATAGCAAGGTTCATTCCGTGAATCAGGATGGAGACCTTCTTTATATAAACAAGGCGCACAAAACAGCAGAGTGCGCAAATAAATACGCGCATGAGCTACGTGCAGAGTTTATCCAGTTACTTATGCCAGCAATCACACGCACTGATGTGAATGTAGCTGGTCGATTCACTTCGTTACTTAATGAGCTTTGTTTCATGACATCTATGACAACGAAAAATATCTCTAAGGGGGGGGCAATAATGACATTTCTGAAAGATAAATCCGCTTACAAGACCGCACAACTCTATGCAGTGTCCGGGCAATCAGTGATTGCGAACTTATTTCTTCGCAAAGCTTATGGGGTGTAATTATGTTAACCAAAGACAGTGTTATTGATGACGTCAAAACTACCGCTGACAATCTATATCACCTGACTGATTTGTTGCATTTTAATTGATACGGCACGGAGGTGGAGCAAATTTACTCTCTGGTGGGTCTCTGCCTTGATTTATCCAGCCAGCTTTCATTATGGGCGAATGCGGAGCATGAACGACGTGCAAAAACTAATTGAAACCCGTCGCCGCCATCTTGTTCAGGCGAAACTTGATTCAATGATGCGCAGAACGGGAAGCCATTTCCAGATAGTAAAGCTTGAAGATGGTTCGGGACTGCCGGTTGAATTATCAGAAGATATTTTAATCCGCGCTTTGATAAAGATTTTTGAAACGATGATTTATGACAACCACAAGCGGGATAAAGCTGAAGAATTAATTTCCGCGCATTACTCGGCCTGTGTGGGAATAAACAAATTAACTCCGGATGGCGTCGATTTTATGAATGCTCTCATAGCGACTCTGGCCGAAATGTCACTGAAAAAGCAGGAGGCAGACCATGCAGGTTAACCAACAAATGATAACCCATTGTGGCATGCAAATCCCCCGCCCGGTTTTGAACGTTGACCTGCATGTCGCGCCGGACTTCACCGGGAGAGTGGTTCTTTATATCGAAAACGGGCGTGTCACATGCGACCGCCGACTTTTCGACGATGAACACATTTGCGCTCTGGACACTTTTATTGAAATGGCTCGTGAGATGGAGCTTCGCCTGGAGGAACTTTCAAATGCCCGATAACCGCACCGCCAGCATGATTTCCCTGGCATTACAGCAACACGATACACCAGCCGGCCCGCTCTTTGTCGCCCGGCGCCACGGCCGCATTAAAAAATGCTTCAGCCGCGATACAGCGATCCGCTATCTGGCCTTCTTTATGACGACCTGGGCTTTCGAAGCCTCGGGTTTCCAGTGTCGTCATCCTGACGTAAAGGTCTGCCATCCCGAGCATGGCGAAGTGTGGCAACGCGGAGGCGTTACCCGCGAATATACCGAAGCCCACCAGCGTTGCGTTCGTCGCCTGCGCCGTCTGCTGGCCCACCAGCGCGCGAAAGCCGACTGGCTTAAGAAGTGGGAATCGATGCACGACCGCTACACGAAAGAGGTTGCTGCGCTGCAGAGTTGCAAGCCGGAGGGAGTGCGCTGATGAATGACAACAAATTCAATCCGGAAGCAACGCCAGACGGCATCAGGACGGGAAGCCGTGTAATCGGATGGCCGGGCGCGGTTCGTCAGTTTGAGGGTTCCCGATTCGATCGTTGCAATTCAGAGGGGCTGCGCTGGCTGGCCTGCATTGAGGAAGCAAAAGCGGCTGGTTGGGTTCAGCTTAGCACTGAAAAGGAAATCATCCTCTGGCGCTGGCTGGTAGCCACTGTGTTTATCAACGAGGAGCGGGAGAAGAACGGCACCGTTGACATTCCGAACGAAGAAGGCGGCATCGATACGGCCGTTATCTATTCCGGCAAACACGGGGCGATCAGCATCTACCCCGCCCCGGAACGGTTTGCCCTGGCGAATCACGTTGAAGGTTGCGCCGTCGAGAAGTACGGCACCGAAACCGGGCTGCTGCTGGCACTACGCATGTACCAGGACATGGTGACCGGAGATCCAAAGAAAGGGGTGAAGCTGTCAGCTATGGGTCGGGAAGGTCTGGATCTTCTCCATGACAGCTTTATCGAACAAATCCAGACCGAAGGTATGCCAGACATGCCGGTTATGCACTGAGGAAAAGAATATGACGCACAAAACTGAAATTGCATTCACTGGTCAGTACGCACGCATGACCCATAAGCAGATTGCCGATCTGGTTAACTCGCGCCCTGATAACGTCAAAGTTTCCATCGAACGACTTGCTGAGCGTGGCGTTATCCGACTCCCTGCGATGCAGGAAATCGGAGAAATCAACAACTTAGGGCTAGCCGTGAAGCGTGAGTACTACTGTTTTGAAGGTGAGCAAGGTAAGCGCGATAGCATTGTCGTTGTTGCTCAACTCAGCCCAGAGTTTACAGCTCAGATCGTTGATGAGTGGCAAGCCCTGGAAAAGGCAGTGGAGTTTTTACAAATCCCGGAACATAAACCAGCACCGCAGGCAATAAGCATGCACAGCGACATTCTTTCTCTCGCCCGCGTTGTGGCCGAAGCAACCGCGTCCGCGACAATGAAAGCGGTAATGGATGTTATGGACGCCCGCACCATCCCGGCCCCTGAATTGCCACAACGCCAGCCAGCCCCGCCGACTACCGCGCCAGAACAGAGCAAGGATGAGCACGAATACGCGCTCGTAACCGATCTGGTGTGGAAACATGGGCTGTCCGATGCAGCCTGCCGCCGACTGGCCTCTTTCTCAGGACTTCCTACGCAACTGACCAATGGTGCGCGCGGGCATCTGATGATTGATCGCATTTCGTTCGCTGACGCTGTGACTGCGCTGATTGAAGGGTCCACACCACCATCCGGTAAGCGCAAGCGCTGGAAGCATCCCGACTTTGGCGGCTTCGAACTGAAAATTACCGAAGCCAATAAGGCAGCAGTGGAGGCAAGGCAATGATCGCCGAAATTATCAGCATTGAGCCAGAGGTGAATTATGCGTAGTCCCGAAGAACTTAACCAGGCGCTCCAGAACGCGCAGAAGGCGAGCGTTTCAATCAGGTCACTTCTTCACGCATGGGTTGAGTTGCCGGGGATTGAGGTGGAATTGATGCTTGAAATGGCCTCTCAGTATGCCGACCAGGTCACTGAGTATCTGATCAACCAGTCTGGCGAAGACAGCGGGGAGAGTCCGGAATGAAAAAAGTCTCTGAATTGGTGATGTTCACCCTGTTCTTCTCCAGCCTCGCGGGGCTGGGGTTCACCGCCGGCATCTTCTGCTTTATCGGTGTGGCCCGCCTGCTTGCGAGGATTCTGGCATGAAATTCGATTATCAGGACTTTGGCGCCGTAGCCAACATCACGATCACCAGCACGGTATTTGAGTTTCGTCGGCATGTCCGGGTGGTCGACACGGCGCTGATGTGCACACCCGGGGTGATCGCCAATCGTAGCGGGTTCTTCATCATGAAAACGGTCATCTCTGGCCACACCAAAGAAATGCTGCGGGCATACGAAACAGTAAAGCGGGAGGCGGCACGATGAGCAAAATCGAAAACCCTGTGGTGCTGATCCACAAACGTGAAAACAGCGATACCTATGCGGTCGCTATCACCAGCGGCAGCGCCGACTTCCATGACGCCGTTTTGATGGCAACGATGGAGCCGGATATGGTTGGTGACGGCTTCGATACCTGGAGCAAAACAGGCTACTACATGGCGACGGAGATTGAAGAGTTGCGTCGTATCTGTGCGGAGGCTTACCAGTGCGTGGGCGTCCTCTCTGACATGTGCGGCGCATTCGATGACGCGGGTGTTATTAAGCTTCTGGATAATCTTTCGCAGCAGAAACTGGTTCACAGTGACGTATTGCCATTCTCGCTGCCTGCCAACTCTCCGGTAATTCCGGATGGTTGGGCGCTGGTACCGGTTGAACCGACACAGCAAATGGTCGATGCGCATATTAGCGGAGTAATGACGGGGGGGTTCGCAAAAGGATACAGGGAAATGCTCGCAGCAGCGCCGGTTAACGATGTCACCGCTGGTAAACCGTTGACCATCACCCTGCCAGATACCAGCTCAAAGGCGTTCTGGAGCGGTGCCGGAAAGAGTGAAGTCTTCCACCCGGAAACCTATAAGCGCTGGGTTAAAGAAGCCATCGAGCGGGGTTGCATCATCGCCGGGATCGCAGTGAGGGTTAAGTG